GAGCGCCAACTGTCGTCGGCCACCGCCGCCCTCAAAATGTCCGCAGACATCGCCTATGCCCTTGTCGTGGCATCGCTGATGATGGGGTTAGCCCTTGGATGGCGAGTTTTGGCTAAAAGGGTGAATGGGTAGGTATAGACCACCTCATCAAAACGCCTCCTAGGCACCTTTACGTCAGTCTTCTAGGTGCGTACCCTCGTAAAACAGCGCCGCACCCACCTTTTTCGGGGTTAGGATGCCATTGGTGACCATAGCCTTCAGGACGGCTTCGGCCTGTAGGCGATCCAGGCTGTAGTCCTTCTCCAGTTCCTTGATGAGCGCCCCCCTAGCCGTTGATGGCTTGGACGAGAAGTGGGCGTACTGCTGGCCGACCTTGAGGAGTTCAAACTTAGCGGTCGCCGGCACGACCTCCCACAGCACCTTGCCCTCCGCGTGGCGCAGCTTGATGGACAGGGTCGGCTTGCCGTCCGGCATCCGCATCCCAGCCAACTTGCCGCGCTTGGTCAGGTTGAAGGAGAAGATTGGGTAATCCTTGGACTCACGGCGGACGCTGATGATGGCGCGCGCCCAGTTCGTGAGTTCGGAACTCCCTAGGCCGCTGTAGGCCATATCGCTGATGGTCTGGCCATCCGTGACCTCCTTGGGCTTCGGCTTACCTTCGTGGTGGATGAAGACGATAATGCACCCGGTGTCCTTCAGGATCGGCTGGATGCAGTTGCGTAGGAAGTGGCTGGCCACCTCCTGCTTGGATAGGTCGCCACCGACGTAGGACAGCAGGGGGTCGCAGAAGATGACGTCCAGCCTCTGGCGCACGACAATCTTGCGGACGAGGTCAGCGAAGTCCCTCCCAGTCTTGGAGGTCTCGGTGTAGAAGATCAGGTTGTCACGCAAGACCTGCCGGTCGGCGGCGGATAGGGACATCGACGACGTCACCCCTTGGTAGGCTTCGGCAAGGTCGCCGACGTCGCACTCCGCCTGGACAACGCCGACGCGGAGCGCCTTCTTGACCGGGATGCCGAACAACTCCCGACCTAGCGCCCACGAACAGGCGGTCTGCATCGTGAAGGACGACTTGCCGATACCCGACTGCCCGGTGATGAGCAGGGAGCCGCCACGGCACAGCCAGCGTCCGTGGCCGATGACGTGGTTGGGGTCTTCCTGAGTGTTGTAGGTCTCAAGGAAATCCGTACGGAGCTCGTCGGGGAGGTCGTGGCCTTCCTTCCAGATGACCCACGAATCCCAGTCCTCCGCGCCGACGTTGAGCGCGACGACCTTCTGCTCCTTCTCGCCGCGCATCACCCCGCCTAGACGAGACCAGCGGGATGGGTTTTTATTCTGGGGGTCTGGATCGTGGTCTGCCAGAAACTCGTAGATGGCGTTGCGACGCTCCTCCCATTGGGCCTTGTCGGTTGCATCGACCCGCACCCAAGCGTGGACGGATTTCCCGCCCGATTCGATGAGCGCCGTGATGGGTAGGTTGGACTGGTGGAAGATGGCCACCTGCTCGTCGCGGCTCTTGGCGTCAAACTCGACGAGGATGTGACGATAGGCCGACACGCCGCTGTCGGAGCCGCTGAAGTCATCCTTGATGAAGGGATTGATGCGAACCCACGCACCCTGTTCGGAGCGCTCGTAGTGCTTCTTGTTCTTGGCGTCCGGGCCGAAGAACCGGGTGATCCATTCAGCGCGAGTCAGGAACGAACCCTTCGACGCCGGGTAGTAGCGGCCGTCTTCGGACTGGCCGGCCTCGTTGGTGATGCAGACATACTCGTCGTCCTTGAAGGCCGCAAGAAGCAGGTCAGCGGTGCCGAGGGCGCCTGTAGCCACAACCGGCGCCGGCCGCTTCGGATCGAACATCATCCGGCCGTTGGAGCCGACGACCTTGTTGTCGCTCTTCAGCCAGCCCTTCGGCTTTTCGTGGGGCTTGACGAAGGCGTCGTTCAACTTGTGGCGCAGCTCCTTTTCGCTCCACGCCGGCGAGCAATGGCTGGCGTTCCATTCCTGCAACAGCGTCCAGGCGTCGTCGTAGGAAAGGTCGAATCCGTGGGCCAGGATCGACGCGGCGCGGTAGGTGGCAGGATGTCCGCCCTGCCCGGAAATGGCGAGAGGTAGTTTGGCAAGGTAGGCTCTCGCCCCCTTGATTCGGTCTTGGGTGGTCATTGTGGCTCTTGTAGATGCTTCTACCTGCGGTAGGAAAGTTTAAACATTGTCCCTTTGCTGTCGTTCAGCCCGCAGATGTTGTAGTCAACCCAGTCAACGGCGTCGTCGATGCTACGCTGGGTCTGGTCTTCAAAGTAAAGGTCTAGGGTGACGTCGATGAGTTTCCAGTACGAGTAAATCAATCGGCCGTCTTTGCTCACGCCGATGACAGCCCTGTCGTAGGATTCCCGCGGCTCGATGCGGATGCCCTTCGTGGCCCTACGCTTTCGCGGCTTCATCCTTGATCTCCTCGACCATATTGATGCGCTCGCCGATGTACTTGGCGCAAGGCACGGCCCAAGAATTCCCCACGGCCTTGTAGCGCGGGCCGTCGGGGCATTCATCGACCGGCTTGCCCTTCCAGGGAATCATCGTCCAGTCGTCGGGAAACCCCTGAAGGCGCTCGGTCTCCCGGGGCGTAAGGCGCCGCACGGTCATATCTTCGGTGGCGTCGTCATTCTGGCTAGGCTCGACGATGGCGTGGGTCGTGCGCGTGTCACCGAGGTCGAAGTTGTTCAGGGTGTTGGCAGCTTCGGCCGGCACCCAAGTCTCGTCGTCGGTATCGGTCTGTGCCCGCTTGGACTTGCGGTATGGGATGCCGTCCTTGCCGATGGGAATCAGTCTTCCGCTGTAGGCGTCCTGTCCTGTGTAAGATCCAGGGTGAGCGTCTGAGCAGATAGATCCGGCGACGCGCTGGTTGCCACTTTCATCAAGGCAACTTTTAGTGAAGGAGGCACCGGCCTTCCTTTTCTTTCCGCTCTTCGCAGGATTCCAGCACAGGCTTTCTGGGTGAGATAGAACCGCTGTGGGAGGACGCCAGTCTCCAGCACCTGTGACAGGGTCACGGTACGCGCATAGCCAGACTCGCCGGCGTCGTTGTGCGACTCCGAAGTGTTGAGCGTCAAGGACGCGGTATGCCCACCCATACCCGATGTCCCCCAGCGCTGTGAGGATGGCTCCAAACGCTGATCCTGATTGAGCAGTAAGGACGCCGGGGACATTTTCCCAAATGAACCACTTGGGTTTAAGGAATTCAACAAGTCCAAGGGTGACGAGGGCCAGGTTACCACGCGGGTCATCCAGGCCCTTTCGGAGTCCGGCTGTGCTGAATGCTTGGCAGGGGCTTCCTGCGCAAACAATGTCAACTGTTCCGGGGACGAGTCCCCATTCTTTCCATCTAGTGATGTCGCCATAGTTGGGTGTGTTGGGAAAACGATGCTTGAGGACGGCGCAGGGGAAAGGCTCGATTTCAGAGAAGCCGACAGGCTCCCATCCGAGGTCTTTCCAAGCTACGCTCGCGGCCTCGATGCCGCTAAAGAGCGAAAGGTATTTCAAGGGTCGCGTGGACATAGGTGGCTTGGTAAAAGGAAATGAATATCCACCATCGCCCTGTCCAGCGAAAAGGTACTGGTCGTTTGCGGCCAAGCAGGTGAATGACTTGTCTTCGGAACCAAGGTAGCCCTTGCCGGCCATCTTGCCGATGTGCGTGGAACCGCGCGAGCCGTCCTCGCGCTCGACGCCTCCCCGAATCTTGAAACAGATTGGTTTGCTCATTTGGTGGCTCTGTAGTGAGACACCTTCGTCGGCCTTCCCTTGATCTCAACAACAAAATCTCTTTGCTCCATTATTTTCGCTTCCACGGCCACGCGCAGGAAATCCCCGGTGCGCGACCTGGACTTACACCACTCGGCCATCCAATGGCCGATAGGATGCCAGCCAGCGGGTACAGGCTCCCAGCGCTTCATCCGTTCCTTGTGGATTAGATCGAGCAGACGCTGGGCTTCGGACTTCATACAGGAAGATGCCACTCTGGCCCATTGTCGTGGGTATGCAGGAGCGGGTGCAGGGAGTTGTCGTTGTACTCGCCATAGACGAATCCCTGTCCCCAACCGAGGGTGGATCTACGAGTGTTGGCGTAGTCCATAGCCCCGCGCTTAGTGAGCGTACCTACGGAGATTCCGATGGGCGAGTCGATGCGCCGGCCGACCGCTTGGGTAGGCTTGTGCGTGTGGGCGAAGATCACGTTGCCGTACATCTCGGCCATATCGCGCGCGGCGGTCTCGTTGTAGATGGTGCCGTGCGTGAACTTGTAGTTGGCCAACTGGTAGACCTGCCAGACGCCGGTGTATGGGATGAGCAGGGCGTTCAACTTCAGACAGGTGGTCTCAATCTCTAGGATGCTTGCCTCGGCAGCTCGGACGCGGAGTTCGTTAGACGAGCGAATGTCCTTCCATAGACGCGCTTCGTGGTTGCCGACCTCGACCACGTTGGGTCGGAGTTTCTTGAGGAAGTCGATGCCACCATCGACGTCGGGCTGGATCTTGTCGCCCTCTCCGTTGGTGCCACCCATATGGGCAGACAGGTCGATGAAGTCCCCAAGGTGGATGACCTTGTCTGGCTTCCAACGCTCGCGGAACCGAAGCACGGCGTCCAGGGCGAGCGGGTCGGCGTAGATGCCGTGTGAACACCCAACAGCCATAAACCTTTTCCAGCCAGACCCTTGGGTGATTCTTTTCATTTAGTCTTTGCCCGGAGGCGAAGACGAGCGCGGTGCTGGCGCTGGTACGACCTCTGGTAGTCACGCTTCATATGCACCTTGAGGTAAT